ATATTTGAATCGGATTGTGAAATGTAAATAACACCAGCTTTGGTTGTGATAGTGTCTACATTGTATTCTTGCAATGTATCCCAGCTTGCAACGCCCTGCTGGTGCAGGTATGCCAGCACTTGAGATAGCGTGAATCCGAGCGCGTTGAAATCCTGCTTTGTGGGGTTCTCATTAATACCAACGATACCCCATCCACGAAGAAAACTGGCGGTTATATTATCGTTAAGAATGTTGCTCTGCGTTACGCCGCCAAAAACTGTACGCTCTGTTCCTACTGCTGCCGAGCCGAATGCTTTAAAGTCCCCTGAAATTCTGTTAATTTTTGCCATATTATATCACCTTGCTTGCAAATATACCACCAATGTACAGTGGGTCAAACTTGTCAGAAAAACCACGTGCAATCGGACTGTCAGAAAACCCGAATGTCTCGCCTGGGATTGCATTAATTATCTGGTCATAGCGTACGCCTTGCGGACTTGGCAGAATGTCTAGCTTCCTTATTGCCTTTAGCCAGTCACTGTTAAATGAAGGGTTCACATAAAGATGTAAAGCCATCGTAAATTTGTCAACAACGTAAGCGTCACCTCTGAAAATAGTCGCTATCACATCTTGAATAGAGATTTTACTATCTGAAACCATGTATGCAGAGCCATTGTTAAATGCTATTTTAGCCTTAATGAAAAATCTGTATGCTATATCGTCAAGCTCTAAAACAGTTCGTGATGGCTCAAATTTATCATTAAACGGTGCGCTCAAATCTAGCACTGTAAATTTATCAGCAAACCCCTTTGAGCTTGGATTGTCTGAAAAACCGAATGCTATCTTTGCAACGATAAACGGAATGCGGCGAGATATACCAACAATTCGACCTAGCATGTCAAGCCTGTCACCTGTTGCTGTGTCTATATCGAATGCAGCACCAATTGACTTTAAGCCGTTAAATGCTATCTCCCACGTTCCAGCCTTCATTGTTATTTCAGCGTTTGCTTTCGTTAGTGACCAATATTGCTTAATCAATAAGTCTGCATAGGCATTAGTAAAAATGCTCATTATGGGATTTCCGTAATCGTAACATTAGCTGCGGATATGCTAAAAACATCACCAGCAGCTGACGCTAGAATGTCAGTAACAAATGTTACGTTGTCATTGCTGATAGACATTAACGTAGCTGTGAAATTATTCCCGAGGCTATAAACCGAAGCATATAGATTGCTTGCGCGGGCTATCTCGTTAATGCTGTATGTCTTCGCAGCAAGCGCGTTCTTAATACCGACAATGTCCACAACAGCACCGCCCACAGGTTGAATAGTCAATGTGACGTAAAGCGGCACTACCACAGGTCTATCAAATGCCATATTATGCAAGTATGAAAATGTTGTCATGTCTGGCTTGGTTAGTGTTTCTGTATATGTTCCAGTAACAGCACCTTTCACGCTAACGCCAGCCGTTCTATTCTTTGCGATAGTTAGTATTATGTCCGCAATATCACCGCCCTCTACGACACACCAAATCGAATGCGGACTCATTGACAAAACTGCATCAAATGTACCAGTGTTATTCTCGTAAACTTTTAAATCTGTCACTCCAATCTGATTGGCTAATGCTGTATATAAACCGCCAACTGTAGTGATGGACGGTGATGATAACGACCGATTGCGGCGAATTCGTAACGCTTCGTCCGTCTCTTCAGCTTTACCAGCAATCGCGGCGAGTGGATTCGTAACAGATATAACTCCAATTATTATTGTGTCTTGTATTGTTACCGTTGCTGCATCTGCTGATACATTACCAAAATTTTTGGCAAACAACGTGGTCGATGTTGTTCCAGCCAACATTGTTATTGGGCTATCCGTAACCCATAGCTGACCCAAACTATCCGCCACTGTATATCCAGCAGGTATCTGAACCGTTCTATCTGTTGTAATATCAACGTCAACCTGCGATCTGGTCGGCACACCGCGCGAAATGCCTGCTAACTTTATTATTTTATTTAACCCTTCGCCCGTTGACAAGTCGGGATCCATCTGATTGTAAAGGCTTAAAGCATACGTTTGAATGTCAAGCCGCGCTTTCGCTTCGATACCAATCCTCTGACCGTCTGGGCTGTCGGGAGCTGTGTTAATATCAGAGCCATAAGCCGCTTGATAACCTGCCACAAGCTCGTTGTAGATTTCTTGATATGTTTGAATAGTTAAGCCGCTTGGCGTTAGTGTAAAAATCATGGTTGCACGCTCACTGTTTTGTCAATTCGTTGGTCATAAATATCAATCACTCTAACGCTGATGCTTGCAGCTCGATTCGAGTCCACTGCATTGAGCTGCAATAGTTCAATAGAGCGAACTCCGACCGTATTTAATATTGATTGCTCAATTTCTGCAAGAATCCTAGTTTCCACATTCTTTGTACCGAGCAATTCAACCCATGGTATGCCATGCGAAATGTCGGCAAACCAGTCGTCAGTAAATGAGCGCAACCGCGTCACAACGCTTTGCCCGATTGCTTCGGACTTTGCTGCATAATTTGCGCGACCCTTCCCAAAAGTCCAGTCCCCGTTTTTGTCTAGTCTGGAGACTATCATTGTGGCGCACCTGTTGAGCTGCCACCTGGTTGCACTCCACTATGAACATGCGTGCCAAACGGTATGCCATTGACCACAAGATTGCCTGTTATCGTGACATCACCTGTATGCTGCGTTGCACCTGCATGAGTTATATCCCCGTCAATCTGCATTTTTCCGATGTGATGCGAATCGCCCTTATGCTCAATCACGCTAGGAATAGTGATAGCACCTGACAACGGATTAACGCCTACAATAGCAATGCCGTCGCTGTAGTCGTGCATTCTAAACTCAATCGGTACTTGGTTGTCCTGTCCGACATACCATTTATCAAATGCGCGTTCCGTGAATATAAGTAAGCAATAATCACCCACAGAAATAGGGTAAGCTGTATAACTTCCACCGCCCTGCAAAAATAATACAGGCACTTCTATAAATTCAGGCAAATCAATCTTCACCCCCCTTACGGTGCGGCTAGTAACAGGCTGGCAGTCGATAGTTAATGCATTAACCCGCGTCACTTTTGCGATAGTCGCAGTGTGCAAATCTGCAAGGGCTGAATCAACTGCGATCATTAAAGTGTCTATTAACTGTTTAGTTTCCATTAAATAACCTTATAACCCTGTGCCAATATTGCAGTCATTGATTGCTTCCAGTCTGCTCCGTAATTGTCCCCGTTATACACAGCTGTTTCAACTTTGTAAACTCCGTTATATTGTGGAGCTAGATTGCTCTTCATTTCACATAGCCCCCCGATGCGAATAGATGGGTTTAAAAGCGTGTCAAATGTAAGCTTTGAACTCTGCCTCGAGGGGGTATTTAAAAGCCCCGTTTCAGGCGAAACGACTGGAATAAAACTCCCTGTTACTTCGTCTTTTTTGATAATATAAAGCTTCCCATTATCAATATACCACGTTTCGCCGTCATTTAGTAAATCATCAATGAGCTTAGTACTTGAGCCTACTAACACACGCGGACGAATTAACGATGCTTGGTATGTCAGCTTGCCCTTTGTTGTGTTTGGCATATCTGACAAAATTGCATCTATTGCAGCATTCTTGCCCCTGACGGTCTTGCTTGTGAAGCTGTTTAAATGGTCAAATAGTCCATCAATACATTCAATCTGTGTTACTAAATCAGCACCTTCTCTGAAATTCTCGCCGCGATGTATTGTGCCTGTGAATAACAATTTCAACTGACCATTATAACCAACACTCAAGGACACAGGCACACGCTTGTTTTGATTCTCCGCATCTTTAGCAATAGCCGCGCGATTCGACGGTTTTAAATTGTAAACTCTGATAGTTAGCTTATTTAATCCACCGTTGATTGATTTACTCGCAGAAAAAGACACGCGCAAAGGCGGTACGATTGCAACTGTTTTAGTAGCACTAACCTGTATAGTTAGTTTAAAATCCCTATTAAATCGGGACAGGGGCTGCACGAATCACATCCATATCAATCGGCTCAAGCATATACAACTTGCACCTGCCAGTCTTAAAATCATCTAATCTAAAAGGGTCAATAACATCACCAATAACGGCGAAATCAAAAGGCAGATTGGATGATCGTATATGTAAAACACCTGCACTCAATTTGACACCATTTACGATTTTACCTTTATATTCAACATCAAAACACCACATACTTACAGTCTGATAAAATCTAAGTGTAAAAATTATCTCAGATTGTTGAAATATGATGATATGCCGCTGGTGGGCTTCATCTGTTATGTTCTTAATTTGTATCATTGAGTGATCCACGAAAGTACGGAACGGCTAGTTTTCACACCTTCTTGCGCACCTTTATCTTTTTCAGAGTCAGTTTGACCGCCTGTACCTGCCGAAGGTTTCTTTGCTGCAACATTTGCATAAACAAGCTCTGCAAAATTCATCTTTTCAGCTTCTAGCGTAAACGTTGTCGAGTCCGCTTGATTATCAGTTGACAATGTAAACGATGTTATACGCATGTTTGTGCGCTTTCTGAATGGCATGTCGATGTCGATTAACTGTCGCCCTAAATGTGCTGCTTCCATTGCATCAACAAACTTGTTCTGGTTGCTTTTGTTTGCGCTGTCTCTGTTCCCGAACATGTCAAATAACTGCTCGCCTTTAGCTATGATGTTATCAAGTGCGTTCACTGCATCAAGTGCGGTGGTTGTCAATTCTGCAACTTTTGAAAGTTGGCTTTGTGTTATGGCTGGAGCAAACATGCTTGTGAAGTTTCCAATCTCCGCCGACTTCGTTTGAAACTGTTTAATCAGAGGCGATGCTCGTAAATGAACATCACTAACGTCACCCTCAATCGAAATTGTGAGGGGCTTTAAAATGATATGGTCATGCACTAGACTGCCATCTTCCAGGGGTGTCGAAGGGATTTCAGACTCAAAGCGCGTGCTGTCTTTTATTCTGACAAATGCAGTGAATCCACCGATTCCTACCTCAACAGTCGGGACATCGCCGACTTTAGCATTTAGAAAATCAGAAACGCGCCCCATTATCTACCGCCGACATTCATCAATGTGTTAGCATTATCAAGCTGACGGTTCAACACGCTATCCACCGCCCGACCTGTGCCTTGTGGGTCGTTTGTGCGGATGGTTATTGTGTTGTGCTGGATTACTTGGCGATTGTCATAAGACTGACTGCCGTCCGCATTTGGAAGACCATCATTTCTCAATGTCATGGGGGCTGTCATAGCTGTCTGTTCATCATCAATGAATCCCAAAAACTTAGCCGCTGCAACACCACCCGATAGCATAAAATCACCAATTTTACCGAGTAAGTTCCATACCTCACTCAAAGAATCAACAAGCACATCAACAGCAGTTTTGAGAAATCCAAATCCAGTAGTCAGATCTGCGACTAAATCTCCTCCTGTGAGATTATTGTAAAAATCTGCTATGACTGATTGACCGCCCTTGAACGCTGTCATTAAATCATCTACCACAAGATATAACGCGGTGATGCCTGCAATCGTCAACACGACAGGCGAAGCCACCAAAGCTATAGCCCCCGAAAACCCTAATGTTGCAATCTTCATAGCAAGAAACGCTCCAGCCATCACACCAAGCACTGGAAGCATACGATCAAATGACTCCAGCAATATGCCGCCCCATTTAATTGCAAACTTTACACCATTGATCACCCAGTCTTTATTGTCTGTCAATAACTGGGTGAATCCGTCAGACATATGGCTCATTTCTGGAGCGACACCAACGGCGATTAGGTCTCTGAATGAGTCAACACTAAACCACATTGAGTTGACTGACTTTGTGTAATCTTTCGCAGCGTCGGTTTGTGACTTAGTGAGTGTGCCCAATTCCTTGGCGCGGTCTCTCAAGTTTGCAAGCTCTGACCCTGTTTTGTTAAGCAACTGCAATAAGCTCGAATCAATACCTAGTGCCGATGCGAAATGTTCCTGTTCTGCCATGCTTAGATTTAATTCGCGGAAACGCTTGCCTACTTCTAACATAATACTATCAGCGGACTTGACTTTCCCGTTTGCATCACGCACAGAAATTCCAAGCCTCGAAAAGTCATCACTACCTTGTTGCGCAGCTTGCCCAATCGTGCTAGATAACCCCTTAATGCTTGACTCCATCGCCCCCACGGTGCTTTGTGATTGCGTGGCAGCAAATGATAGTTCTTGTATAGACGTAACGCTTACACCTGTTTGATTACTTAATGCGCTAAGTGAATCAACGCCCTTTAAGACTCCGTCAGCCCAAAAAGCAAACGCGCCTGCCGCAACATTCAATCCCGCAATCATGCCGCCTAGCAGTTTGATTGAGCTACCTAAAGTCGCGTTATAATCAATAAGCGGAGCAGTTGAGCCAGTGAAGCTAAACTTAGTAACGAGATTATTTACCACTTGTGCCATCTAACTCTCCTTTGCCTTTTGATAGTGATACGCTTCTAAGTCATTCTGGATGCTTTCAAATTCAATCACGTCCAGAAATCTATCAGCGTCCCATTCTTCAATCTCTTTAATCGAACCATAACCCTTTTTAACCAATTGGAATATAGTCGCGTCTTCATCGCTAACATTTGTGAATGTGACTGAATTGCAATCCTCATGCCTTACGCTAACGCTTAGTCGGTATCTTTTCCTGCCAAAAAAGGGTAACTGATCACCGCCAACGCAACGCCAATGAATGCTAGATAATCACAAGCATATTCGTCCCAATGTTTATCACCAAGTCTGGACAATAACGACTCATTGAACGTAACAGAATCATTTACAACAGCCTCAACAGCCTCAAATTCAGGCAAGTCAAGGAATGAATAATCATTATTATGAAGTCTTGCAGCAATGCCTGTGTAAAAAGCAAAGACCTTGCGGCGTTTCTTGTGATTCATGACTGTGAACTTATACTCACGACCGTTAATCTCTGCCACTCCTTCATCATAAATATTCTTAATCATTTTTTTAGCTTGCTTGGCTTGTTCATCGCGGCTTTGCATTATACGTTCCTAAATGCGTTGCGGAAACGTATAGTGTATTCCATCAGGGCGTTTCCATCAGTGTTACTTTTCACGTTTGTTGGTTGAGTAGTGATAGAACCATTTTCAAGCGTGTAAGATTCCGCCGCTGCTTTTCCGTCACGAGTAAAATCTTCTTTAACAGAACCATTGAAAATCGTGACGCTACCCTGATTTTTTGCGCTATTTAAGAAAGTATCAGAACCGCTATATTTCTGAATAAGTAATACCAAGCGATACACATTTGCATCATTTCTTACATTGATATTAACGCCGCCGTTCGCCGCGTTAATGTGGTTTGTTGCAGGATTCTCGGGGATAAGCTTTACCCTCTCGCCCTCCCCAAGATCAGTGAGTGCAAACCCGTTTAAAACTATCGAGGTGCTGTCTGCTTGCATTGTAATTACTGACATAACTTATACTCC